TGGAACAGTTTATCTACAACACGTACACAAGATAACAAGACGAGTGTGTTAAACAGTGTGAAGGTCATTGTGATTAAGAAGTAGATAAGTTGCCATTCCTTAATAGTCAACGAATCAAGCATCTTGTGCAGCCTGTACAGGAGGGTTATCGTCAGCAACAAAGTTTGAAATATCGTTGACAATAGGCTGCATTTGTTCTAAAGTATCCGCAGCATCTAACGCTTCATGGACACCTCTGCACCAACTAAAGCAGCGTTGGACATGACTTGATACTGTCTTTGCAACCGTTAATGCAGTAGCTGTATCAAAGGTTGTCCATTGCCCTGGTGTTACTTCGAAGTCTACTGATACAAGATCAGGGTCATTGTTAATGGTTGTTACAAGCTGTGCAAGACGGTTCTGAGAACCTTCGTCAGTTCTTACAAAAGTCTCAGGAGTTACCCAATACCCACCACGCTCTACAGTCTTGCGACGGTTTGTTGCACGTTGTTTAAACTCAGTTCGCATTATCTTGTAGAAGTTGTCTTCAGTGGTTTCAAACATCCAATCTTCAGGTTCAAAAGTATCTTCAGCAATTCCATAAATTGTTGGAATGCCTGTTGAGAATGTTGATTGAATATCGAATGTCGGTGTAAGCCCTCCAGGGTGCTTAGGCCCATTCTTTGCAGGTTCTTGTGAAACAGGTTTATTGGTTTTCTTATCAACTAATGTGTAACGGATGTATTTCATAGTGTAGATACTCCTTAAAATGTCTTATGTAGCTCTGTACGCGCTTTCATGTAGGCGTCGTGAGCATCTTGTTCGGTATTAAACCATCCTAAGTGGTGCGAAACTTTATTCATCTTTATTTGAGACTTCCAACGTTTATTGGTTTTATCGTAGTAAGCACCCATTAAACCCGATTTCTTCTTACACTGCATGTTAGAAAGGTTTTGAGAAGATGTTACTTTACGTAGGTTCTCTATACGATTATCTTTTCGATCACCATTTATGTGGTCTACTAAAAAGTCATTGCAACAACCCTTCAGCATTTTATAGATAATCCTGTGAACAAGGCATGAAAACCTTTTACCTCTTATTGTAAAAGCAACTGTTAAATACCCTGAAGATAATAAAGTCCCTACAAGTTTTCCAGCAGAAGTTTTCAAGTACCTCTTGTGTTGCGGGTGTGTGTGTTAAAATGGTTTTCAGGTCTTGAATGTTTCCAATAGAGATTACCCTCTTTGTATTCAAAACATTCGTGTAAAATCTCATTTGACGGTAGTTTGTTTATTTTCATTTAAAGAACCTCTTGTTTGCTTCTGTTATTATCTAGTTTGTAAGTATAATTATCCAGTGTCAACAAGAGGTTCTAGTATTTTAAATGAGGTGCAAACGAGTTCCGTAGGAACGACACCACCAAGGTTTAGGGTTATAGGGATGGGTACTTCGTTCCAACTACGCTTCGCTGCGTTACACTGCGACCCATCTAACGGCGCGGACGTAGAACGAGTTCGACTTGTCGAACGTGATCTGGATGCCATTGTTGAAGGACTGGGCCCAAGCGAACGCAGCGGAGCTCTGCGTGGAAGTCCAGTAGTAGTTAGAAGTAGTAAACGCTTCTCCTGCACCGTCCTGGTATATAGCGATTGAAGTCCGTGTTGGATCGGATGTGGTATATCCACTGCCTACAGGATCACTATTGGGGTTAGTACCGTTAATAGCATTATGCAAGCTACGTGTAGAAGTGTTGTTACTCTGAGTAGTAGGTTTCAGATACCGATAACAAATCTCAAGTTCATCAGCACTAGGTAAATGCCAATCAGTATAACCATTGATATTGAGATTATTGCAAAACCCTGCCGCAACACTTGTAGAAGAACCACCTGCCGCTACAATCGCTGCGGTATTACTTGCACCGTCATTAGTAGATACTGCCCCCGGAACACTTCCAGTCACCCCCCAAGGTAATGTAGAACCTGCTTCGCCACCTTGCGCTTTAGGAGCCACTACCAACGCATAAGTAGTACCGCCAACAACGATATTAGCGCCTGCATAATAACCACCGCCAAAAGGTTCACCAGCACTACTCGGATCAAGTACGAAGAACTGCGCTTCAGTAGTAAATGTAGAAGTTCCCCATGCAGAAGCTCCTAATTGAGAACCAATATGTCTTACACGGATACGGTATTCAGTAGACTCTGCAAGCTCCCCTGAAGGAACAGTGATAGATGTAAGATTCGAAGTGTTATTCATCGAAGACCACACTAAAGAATCATTCGAAGCTAAACGGATTTCCCAATCGGTTGCTTGATGGGCTTCACTAATAGGGCTTGAAAAGTTACTTGTAGTGATTGTCGGTGTCTCTCCAACATCAGTCTCACCATTAGAAGGGCTTGTGATCGTTGGTGTAGCAGGTCGCTCAGCAGTCTCAAAAGAAGCTGTCTGTGACCAAGAGGATACTGTTAATGTATTACCATAATAACGAACCCTTGCATAGTAGGTTGTATTAGGTTGTAAATCAGCATCTACAGACCACTGTAAAAGATTGGTTGTG